ATAGCTTCTGTGCCCTTATTGCCTATCAGGTGTTTACGTACAAGAGATAGAGGAATAGAACGCAAAGTATCCCCGAGAGACAACGGAACCTTATCTCGGAAATCAATAGACTTTCCGCTTTCATCTGTGACCTTTCGGGCAGTGTTGATATAGGACGCATAAGGCTGAACTCCTACTACTTTAAGGTCTTTTTCTACTGCATCAATCTGTCGCATGATATAATCAATTTTGGCTGGAATTGTCATGCGAACATTAGTGCCGTGTTCCTTTTGCAGATGAGCTTCTACACGCTTCATAGAGTAAATAGCCTGATTGAAAAGGTCTATTGAAGATGCAGCTTCCCAGCGACCGCCATTAACAGCACCGCCAGTCTTAGGGTCAGACGTATTAGTCCTGTCCTTTTTAATGCTAGTTTCAAATCCACGTTCAATACCGGACTGCCGCTTAATTACGGCATTCTTAATAATGGCGTTTTCATCTTCCATCATCTGACCGGGAATAGCTACAGGCTTTTCAACCTTTTTACCTTCTATTGTCTTTTCAACCTTTGCAGGCATTCCTGACTTAAGACCAACATGAGCTTCTACTGCATCTGTAAGACGCTTAGCTGTAGAAGCCTCTACTGATACCTTAGATAGCTTAGCTACCTTATCAGCATCAGTGACGTTATTAATAAGGTCCGCAATCTTTCCTTTAGGGATAGGAACAGGATCGCTGGTAGGAATAGGCTTAGGAGAGTCAACCGGAACCGGAACTGTAGGTTCCTTAGGCATAGGAATAGCTGCCTCAGGTGCCGCTGGCAGGGGCTCCGCGGGGGCAGGGACGGCCTCGGGAGCGTCCACTGGGGGAATGTTGGTATCAACTTTTGTAGCAGGGTCAACGACATTAGAGGAGTCACTTATAGCGGCATCTGGATTGTCAGGAAGCCTTACAGGAGTACCATCAGGGTTAGCACCTATGTTAGCGTTAACTGCATCTTTAACAGGATCAGGTGTTCCCACAGCTTGGTCATAAGAAACAGCCGGATTCTTACTTGCTGTATTCCTAACCATAGCTGCATCTTCTGCGGCCCTTCTAGCTGTTTGCGTATCTTTAAGGCTTTGTCCCGAAGCTTTAAGAAAAGCAGAGATAGGATTAGCATTACCAGCATCAACAGCTTTATTAAGGAACTCAGGTGAATCAGCACCCAGCTTCTCGGCCAGTTGACCAATCTTACCTGAACCTCTAATAGCATCAGTTGCAGCAACAGCACCCTTTACCGCAGCTTTACCTAGACCAACTCCGGGAATATAGCTAACAGGATCGAGAGCTAAATCACCAGCGAAGCCGCCAATACCTTGAACAAGCTTAGAAGGTCCGCTAGTGGAGTCGATTCCATTAAGGTCCTGAGCCTGAGCAATAACATTAGAGTATGTTTTCTGATCGTTAGTGTTCCCTACCGCAGCACTAAGACCCTGACCAACTCCGGTAATAGGAGCCATAAGGTAATCGGTTAGACCCTTATAAGGAGCTTTAGGGTCAGGATTAGCTTGTTCCTGCTGAGCTTTCATAAAGTTACTGGCTGTATTTGCAGACGAGTAATCCCCTACACTAAGGGCGTCAACAAGACCTTTAACCGCAGGTACTTTAAGAGCATTTTGTCCTAGTGCAGCCATTCCATCCCAGAAAGACTTATGGAAAGCTGCTGCTAGGTCTACATTTTTAGCCGCATCATCTGCTGCTTTATTACCTGTTCCGGGCTGGCTGTAATCAATAACAGGCTTAGTAGACTGAGCAAACTGCTTATTAGCCAGTGCATTAGCAAGCCCTGCTTGAGCAGGTGCCCTGCCTTGTACGTTAGCTTGTATCCCCACAGGAAACTGAGCTAACAAAGAAGCTACCGATAATCCGGGATTAGCATTAGGTCCTAAGGGAAGGTTAGTACCTTGGTATTCCATAATAACCTTCCCTTATTACTGGTTAGCTACAAGCTGATTAAGCGCATCCATCATTGCGGGATCAGTAATGCTTGAACTCTTTGGCGCATTAGCTAATGCGATATACTGCCTAGCGTTAGGCAGCATGTTCTGTAGTCCATTGGCTGCAAAGGCTGGATCGCTGGAAACAGATTTAAGAATATCATCAACTGTTGGATTAGTACCGGCAGGAGCTAATCCCAGCGTCCCTGCTTTTGCAGTAAGATTACCTAGAGTATCCACTTGCTGCGGAGTTAAGCCAGACTGCAAGGCCCACTGATTAGCGGTGTCAAGAGACGACGGAGCAGAAGTTCCACTTCCACCGTTTCCGGTTATAGAGTTAGCTTTAGCATTATCGTAGTTAGCCTGTGCAAGCTGCTGCTGCAAGCTTCCAATACCGCGAGTACCAAGCATAGCTTTAAGTTGATCTGTACCATAAGTCTTTTCAAACTGGTACATACTATTAAGAACGCCGACCCTAGCAAGCTGAGCCTGATAAGTCTGAGTCTGAGCATTCATAAGGTCCTGAGCCTGAGCCTGGTTATAGCCCTGACGCTTAGTTCCCAAAGCTTGCTGGAAAGCATTGTCAGACATAAGCAGATTCTGCTTAGCTCCAGCTTCCTGATTAGCCGTGGCACTGGCCCACATGTTATTATCAGCTTTATCTGTGGCAGCCTGATTCTGGACATTAGCCGCATTATTACGTCCAGAAGCCAAAGCTGCCTGAATAGTATTCTGAGCAGAGGTTACAGGAATAGTATCAATGTTACCCAGTTTAGACTGATTTTGACCCTGAGTATTGCCGCCGGTAAGGCTATTAATCATAGCCATACGCTCAGCATCCTGAGCATTACTAGCTTGCTGAGCCTGACCTACTTCACGATTACTAAGGTCATTAAGGGCAGCACCCTGAGAACCCCGTGCGGCATCTGTTATAGCCTGCTGCTTTGCAGTTGCAGCTAGACTGCTGTTATAGATATCAGACAAGGCTTGGTTATTATGCCCGTAAAGAGCTTGTTCATTAGCAAGCTGATTATCTAGTCCACTATAAATCTGTTTGTATTCGTTATTAACGTTTCCAACATAGTCCATAGGATTGATAGGATTACTTTGCATCATGTTAAGAATAGACTGAACATCAGACTGAGAAGGAGCAGCGGCTCCCGGAGCGGCGGTAGGAGTAGTTCCCTGACTAAGATTAAAAGTAGCAGGATCAGCCGTAGAGCTATTAACAGTAGAATTAAGACCGGCGGGCTGCATTCCAGCGTTAGAGGGTGCAGGAGTAGTATTAAAGTTGCCACTAACACCGCCCATTCCCCCACCACCACCACCGCCGCTAACGTCGGCTCCCATTCCAGAGCCAGCATTGCCACCGCCAATAGCGCCTATAGGCCCATTATTAGCACCGCCGGGAGCACCGGGCTGTCCGTGATTAACACCAAAGACACTACCGAGAAAATCACCAGCGTTCTTACCTGCATTACCAAGAACACCAGCAATAGTCCCTAAACCTGCTACCCCTCCAAAGGGATTAAAACCGGGCATAATATTTCTCCTATGCTAGCGGTGCTACAGCGTTGTAGTTATTCTGGAGACGCTGAACCGCATCACTACGGGCACTAGCGATATTTTGCTGAGTAGACATAGCCTGATTAGCCAGCTGATTAACAAGATCATTAGCTTGGCCGTAAACCCCGCTATTGAGGTTATCGTACTGCTGACCGTACTGCTTATTAGCCATATCGGCTTGCTTAAGGTATACGCCAGAATTACCAAGACCTCGGGCTGCAAAGTCCTCACCGAGATTAGTAAGACCCTGAACACGGCTAAGGTCTAGTCCCGCAAGAGCTTTATTGTAATCTGTTCCCATAGTGCCACCAAGGACGCCGTTAGAAACATAATGACCATTCTCACCATTAGCTCCAAGATTAAACTTAGCAAAGCTATTAGGATCGTGGAACTTAAGAGCAAACGTTTCAGGGGTAAGACCGGCATCCAAAGAGGATTGATCTGAATTAGTCTGAGTAAGATTATCGTTACCGACCTGACCACGAATCTGATTAGCAAAATTAGCTAACTTATCGTTAAAGCCCTGTCGTTGCATCATAAAGGTGCCGTCAGCAAAAGCACTATTAGGATCGAAAGGTGCCCTAGGAATTGGAGCGGGAGCGGCATTAGACATTCCAGTACCGCCACCCATTCCACCTGTAGCTGGCTGGGCAAAAGAAGTTCCCCCGCCGCCTCCGCCGCTAACAGCAGGAGGACTATAAGGGGCAGGAGTAGGAGCAACAGAAGGATAACCACCGGGCAATGCTGCAATACCGCTACCGCTATAATCGTACAAAGGAGCAGAAGGTGCCCTTTGCATAGGCGCTGGAATACTGCCGGTATTAGCAGCCTGATAAGCACCAGCCGCAGGAGTACCTACCCAGCTACCTCCACCGTCAGATATCTTAGCCATGATTACTTACCTTTCTTACCGATCATCCTAGCAAGAGCGGCGTTCTTCATCATTGCCGCATTAGGCTTTCCGCCATTCTTGGCTTCGGCCATTTTCTGAGCAGGAGATTCCTGAGATTCTGTCATCCCATCCCCGTCATTATTGGGATTAACCTTTTTCTTAAGGAACTGCGGGGGAATCGGCATTTCAATCTCCTATTTAATCATATTGGCTAAAGCGGCATTTTTGGCTTGTGCCATGTTATCTCTGGTCTGATAACCTGTCATATTCAAACCACCAGCCCCAGCTTGCGGACTAGGTGATGATCCATTATATGTTCGACTTCCCACAGCATAATCATTATTCAATGAATTACCTGAGTTCGCATTAGTAGGTGCGTACTGAGAGCCATTATACTTCTGAATTTGGTCACTATACCGCTGAATGAATGCCGGAGTACTTGATGCAATCATATCCGAATATCCTTTCTTGCGTCAACGGTTAGTTGACCTTAGCGTCAACCTTTTCCTTGGGCAGAGCATAGGTAGTAAGTGTAAAGATTTTGCAAGGCCCTGTAGCAGCATTACCTAAACAGGTCATAAAGATCTGAAAGCTAATTTGACGGAACCTAAGGTCCTTAATATTCTTAGCAAAGATGCGGCCGTTTTCTGTGGTCGAATTAGCCATAGCGTCACTGTCTAGAACTGTAAGATTTTGACCGAGAAACGATAGAGGATTACCCCACGTACCAGAGGCAAGCTGAGCGTGCGTATAGCGTTCTAAATCTCCCCAAAGAATAGGGAGTTTCTTAGCAATAGGGATAGTTTTAGTTTGGATATCCATCGTTGTTTTACCGTCAATACCCCACCAGAACAAACGCTTATAAGCAGAAGGAGCTTGAAAGTCATAGCTCTTAGTACGCATACTACATTCCATGTACTCTACGGTATTGGCAGTAACAATATGTCGATCGGTACATTTAATGAGAGTAAAAGGAGAAGTATCATTGGTACGACTAAATGCAGGGTTAGTAAGAGTTACTATATCCCCATTAGCCATAGTGGAAGATTGGATAGTTAAGTAACCCTGAATAGCTTGATCCGGTACTGTAAACGTAGCACTGACAGTACCGCTTACTGCTATATCAGTTGTTACAGTAGCTCCACTAGCTAATAGGTACGTCATACGAGCGTTAATCGTACCTGTACCGCTATTGGTCATAGTCGCTGTTAGTTTAAACCGCTGACCTGCTGAACAGAAGATATTCCAGTTAGAAGTATTACCACTGTTGTTCAGATAGATAATTCCTACGTTACCGGAAGTTGTATCAGTCTTAGTGAAACTGAGTACTCCTGCATTAGCCGATGCACTAAATCCTGTTCCAACATTAGAGTCGATATATGTAGGATCGTTAAAAGTAGGATCAGTAATATAGTTAGTACTAGGATTTTGAATAAGACCTTGCGAAGCCGCGATATACAAGTCAGGATTCGATGAAGCCGGATCGGTGGGTAATTCGATGAATCGTCCGGGAGTTCCATTATAGCTTCTCCATTGACCCCATGTTTTAGTATCAACATGGAATGAGTAGATTGCATTGTTATATTGGACAACGATACGCCTAGTTACCACAGACATATTAACTGTAGGAGCAGAACTATCTACCGCTGCGTTATTTCCATCAATACTGAAAAGAACAAGCTTATTGATTTGAATAAAGATGTTATTGATAAGCTCGTAAATCTTACCTTGATGGTAGATATAAACGTAATTCTCAAAGTTAAGAGCCGAATACTGACCTGACGTTCCGATATAATCACTAATGCGGCTAATCTCACCGTTCTTAGGGGCAGAAGGGTAGGAGAAGCGATAAGTAGCATCGCTCTTGAAAATAATCATAGAGTTCTGCAAAGGTAATAGACAGGTAATAAACCCACCGTAACCGGGGTCAACTTGGATATTATCTCCCGTAGCAGAGGTATCCCAAAGCTCAGGGTGAATACCTGTAGAGTTGATAGTGGAAAAGTATACGGTATTAGCAGCCGCAGCTGTAGTAGTGTCGCAAATCCACAGACGAGTCTTATGGGCAATCATAATAGTGCCTTTAGGCATCTGCGTTATATTAGTTGCGGCCCCGCCTTTAACCCAAGAAAACCCCGCTATAGTTGATCCCGGACCGACACAGAAATAAGCTGTCTGCTGCCACTGAATATAACCTGTTACCTTGTTGGCGGCAGAGGTCATTGTCTTAATATTGATAACAGTAGAAGTAGGATCAGCATTTAAATAAGCGTCCAAAGACCAGTTACCCGGAGAGGTCATCTTTTGTGCAATGAGATACCACTCTGTGGTAGATACACGATAAATACCAAGGACTAACCAGCCCTCAGTACTAATATTTCCTAGAAGTGAGCCAGTAACTACCTGCATAGGCGGACGAGCACTAAGGGAGTGATCGAGAGTTACTTCAAAGTTAACTAGGTCTACTACCTCAGTATCGTCAGATTCACCTGCCTGAGATATGTTATTGAGTCCTTTAACAAAAGGCCCAATTGTTACTGGCTTTCCGGGCATCTTACCACGAATCCTCAGGGTCTAGTGTAATAGTGGGAAAGGTATTATCCTGTGCAGTAGTCCTACTACTGAGAATACCCATAGACTTTTCAAACTGAGACTGCTTTACCTGAGAAGCTTGAAAGTTCTCATCCAATTCATAAGCCTGTTGAAGAACATACTGCAAAAGAGCGTTGTAATATTCATCAGGAATATCAAGCAAATCTCCCACAGAAGAAACACTCTTAGGGATAGTTGTAAAGTGAATCATTAGGCCGCCGACAAGGCCGTCTGTAGGGATAGGATAAAGGTGAAGATCACCGGCATCTTCCCACCATACAGTAGGAATACCGTAAGCCGGGGGAGTCGTAGCCGTATTGATTACGAAGTTTTCCGCTTCCTCGAAAGTAATGTTCTGCATAGCTTGTCCGTTGTACCGAACAGAACGAATTTTGAGGATATTAGTAAGATTTGGATCGGTACGTAAAGGGTACGTATCCTGACCTTGGATAACATCTGTACTCGCCTTAGTTGCATTAATGGTATAATTCTCATTAGCAATTTCCCGCTGACCTTTATTAATCCAACGGATAATATCGGCAGGGGTTACTTGAACACCAGATTCATCGCCGAACTGGCGTTCTACATCGGTGACAACATCATTGACAGCGTGGGTCTTATATTCGACCGACATTACCCTATCCTTCTGCCGTCAGGGAGTTTATAAGAGTGAAGCGGCGACCTAGCCATTGAGTGAACAATTTCTAGTTCTTCGTGAAATTTCTCCTTAATAGGAGCCATTTTCTTCTTTTTCTCTTGTGCGAGTTCGGCATGAAATTTAGCGAATAGCTCCCGCCCATCATGGCGCTGAGAATCATTCTCCCAGAGCCACCTTAGCAAGAATCCTATATTCTTAGCTTCGGCTTGGGTCAATTCTTTAATAACAAATTCCCCAATCCCGTCAACCAACGCAAAAGGCTTGTCCTTTGAGTGCGAAGCTCGAACCTCAGGGGGCATATAGGCAAGCCTGAGGTTAGGGTAGTTTCTATTTATCTCTGAATCGTTATCAAGAATCTCAGAGGGAATGAGACTACCGTTGACAAATTCGCTTACCATTTCAATTACCCTTTTGTCTTAGTAGATTTTCAACATTTGGCCGACGTAAATAAGATTAGGATTAGCAATCCCATTCCATTCACAGATACTTGCTACGCTAACTCCATAGTAATTAGATACCATTGTCAGGTTATCTCCCGGATCAACCCTCCACCATCCCCTTACTCCGGTAGGAGCAGGAGCAGGTGCAGGTGCAGGTGCAGGTGCAGGTGCAGGTGCAGTTCCCGGAACGTTAATAATCTGACCGGCATGAATTAGATCGTAATTGATTCCGGGATTGACTGCCTCCAATGCGCTAAGACTTACACCGAACTGGGCCGCAATAGAGGTAAAGGTATCTCCTGCGGAAACTGTAGC